ATTAACACGATTGAGCAGTTTATAGCTACACGAAAACAAGATAATAATTTTGATCTAAATCAAACTAGAAACAAAATTCGAATGATGAATAATCAAATGTCAATTTAATTGACAAATTTTTCTTTTCTTTCACCTATTAAATACATATAATCAAATATTATCTCTAAAAACTATGAGTAATCTAATCGATAAACTTCGTGTAGCTATAAACTGCTCAATCGTGTTAATAGGAGCCGATGTCGTTTCTCTTATTTTTACTGAAGAATCGTTTTTCATTGCATCAATATCAAGTGTGTATGTTCCTGCCCTAGCTGCTGTCTCTCTAATTTGCTGAGAGAGTTTTTTGATTGCAACATCTTGTAATTTTGAATGTTTCAAAAGTGGCATCACAACTGCTTCATGATATTTTTGCATTGTATAACGAGTCTGTTTCATTTGATCTCCTGCATTCATTGGCGGTACAGTTGGCATCTTTGCACCCATTTGTTTTGCTATATCTGGATGTAAATCTCCCATTTCATTTAGATTTTTTGGAAATGGTGTAGTCATCTCTGACATTTGATTTTCAGTGTCAGGAGCGCTAGTCATATCCTCAACACCTGTTTTTGTACCTTCGCCAGAGTATGGTTCAGTATTTTCACTTGATTGTTCAGAACCTGCTTGACCTTGTGTAGGATTATGATTATCCAAGGTCTCCTCTTTAACAAAGTGACCATCTTTTGGTTTTACTCCAGGAGTTTCAGGAGATGCTGGCTCTTCTTCTTTATCCAAGTATTGAATTGCCTCATTTAACATAGATACACCGTATTCATAACTTGCTGGATTTGAACTCATTCTTTGTAGAATACTTGCCTCTACAAGTTTTCTTGTTGGTCCATTTGCACCAAGTTGTTTAAGAATAGGATCTACATCTGTTAGAGTTTTTGCTTCACGAAGTTTATCGATTAGATTACTCATAGTTTTTAGAGATAATATTTGATTATATGTATTTAATTAAAGAATTTCTATAATTGTATCTCTAATTCCTGGTGTTGCTGATGATATATGATTACCTCTCCAAATAATTCCTTGTGGTGCAGTAACTACCCATGTCATTGCAATTCCATCAACCTCACCAAGAATAACTCCTTGTGGTACATTACACAGTTCACATTGATTATCCACACAGCCTTCATAACAAGACTCTATACTTTGAGTACGAGGATTTCCACCATTAATTGATACTGCACTAATATCTCCATTTACTATATGCTGATTAATTTGTGGGTCAACCTCTATAACTAACATTTGTATTTCTTTTCTATTAGAGTCATATTCTGAATCTACAATCATTCCACCTGTTGCATAATCTGGATTATGGTTTATGTCCATTCCATGTCCTACTGCGGTTCTAGCCATTGCGTTTAATTCTTTTCCTGCCAGTTTTCTACGATACTCTTCACCTTCACTTCTATGATCTGTGATTGTCTCAGTTGCAGCACGTATCAAATATAGTACACCATTATTACTTTTGGCAGTCTCTTTTGCCTTTGTAATGTATTCATTAGATAACCATTTCACCTGATGTCTAATTTTTCCTATTGATTCTTTTATGGGGTTGGTACCTCTGGTTCTTTTGGATAGAGAGCCATCAGCCTTTACTGTATGTAAGGTGTGATGTTTTGCAGCATTTGTAATGTGAGATTTTATATCATCAAACTCTGTCATTTGTTTTCGAGTTAGTGTGTCTGTTTTGGATTTTTTGACTATCTTCCATGTACAACTACAATTAGGATGTGTTAATTCCACATACCCCTTACCTTCAGTTGGGAGGATTGGACGATTGGACATATCCAATAAATTAAATGTCTTTCCTGCATAATCATCACATACATCTCGCCCTGTGTGGGATGAGGATAATGTAAACTCTGCAATTAACTCTAATGGTGTATGTGTAAAGTATCTGTTTCGTGCTTTTGGTTCTTCTGGTGCATCATCCACATAATCATCTATTATTTGACTAGCAGAGAATCCAGCACCCAATATGCCAATGAAAGGGAGTAATTTTTTCAATAGTGATTTCTTTTCTTCTTTCTCAGGTATAACAGCCTCATTAAATTGTCCGCTTGGCTCAATGATTATAGGTGGGATGTTAATATCTACCATTTGTGATTGCTCTATGGGGTATCGCCATTCAGGAATTGCTTTATGTGAATTAAATCCTTCAACTCCAACAGATGGTGGTTCGGAGTTTATTTCATTAGCAGTTCCCAACCAATTGGATGATGGTTTTGCAGAGTGATGTGTTATATTGTATGTGTTTGATTTTATTCCAATACTGTTAGGATCTGGTGTTGGATTGTTTGGGTATGGGTTTGTAGAACTTGTGGGAAATGGTTCTGTTTGTGTAGTGTTTGGTTGAATTATTGGTGGTTCTTTTGATGCAAATATTAAATCAAGGTTAATGTTTCCTGCTAAATCCATTCCAGTTGTATGACCTGGCCAAGGCTCCACATCTGTAAAATTAGGATAATCAACAAACTCTGCCTCTACTGCCCTACTTCTTTCAGGTTCGGGTATTCCTCTGTTTTCTAATTCTTTGTAGCGTAATTGTTTTTGATTCTCTATATCATTCTTATTCAGGATTATTAAATCCTTATCAGCATCATAACTCATTTCTCTCTCTTACAAATTCCTTGTACTCTTTATCACACTTTGAACACTTGGAAGTTCCTCCCCTTTTGCCATAACAACAACCACTATTCTCACAACCTATGATTTTTTCTTCTGACATTTACATTTCCTGTTTAGACTGGCTTGAATAATTTGTTTATTCATACTATCTTTTATCTGATCTTCTGGCATTATCTCCACATCTCCAAGTTATTTTTTTCATAACACTGTAACGGAATCTCTGCACTATCTATTGATAGAAATATCTTGATGTTGGTATTTGGAATAATACGTATTGTTATTTTATTCATTTCTTTTTCCTCGTCTCATAGTATCGACCAGTATCAAAATCTTGTGATACATCTGATTGGTGATAACCGCTATCTATTGTATTATCTATTGTATTATCTGTTGTATCATTACCCCTTACATCTACCATCATATCATCATATATGGAATCATTCATTGGAGGACTGCCCATATTCTGATTATTAAACTGTGGTCCTACTTCACCACCGCCAATATCGTTTTGTGGTAATTGTTCTTCAGATTCTACATTGTCCAACGCCATCTGTCCTGTGGAATCATTATACATGTTATCAATATTCTCTGCTACATCATCATCAATAGGAACACCTGCCATCTTGTACATTTCGATTAGTGGTTTTGTATTTTGCATTAGAATAGAATTATTCTGATAAGAGTCTATCAATTTGATTAGCTCTTCGACTGGGATGTCTTTCTTTTCTAGTGTGCCGAAATTGAGTTCAAACTTTACATCTTTCCAATCAACAGGAATTAACCCATCAAGATATTGCATAGTTATAAACGGATTTGCATCATACCACGGTTTGAATAACTTTCTTGCAAGTTGTGTTTTTATATTAATGGTAAATGCTGATAATCCCCCATCAGATTCCTCTTTTGCAGTTTCAGCATTTGCAAATGTGTGAGCTGATTCTGAGCCCTGTTTTCCTGAAAAGTCATTTAATGCTTTCATTATCGGTGAGGCTACAGTCTCTATAAACTCTTGAGGATTGAATGTTCTCGTATTGGTTCCTAATTCCTGAACTTCTACTTTGGTTCCTGCCACTAAATCCTCACCTACTTGTAATTGCTCTACAAATGATTGTAATTGATTCCTTTCATCCTCAGTTGCATCAGGAACCTGATAGACATTTCTTGTAACATATCGCTGTGAGGCCATCTGCATGATAAATTCTATAGAGTATTTTCTTTCAAGCATTGAGGGTAATGTGACTTGTCGTACTTCATCGCCACTAATTATCATATTAAAAACTCTCTCAGAAGTAGCTGATATACCAAAGCCAGTACCAAATATAGAAGCATCAACTGGATTCCAATTAAAGAGGATTATTTCGCCAGGATTATGATACCCTTGATATTCTGCACCCCTAAACTCATACTTGTATGGTTGTCTCTGTCTATCCCACCATACCCTAACAAATGAAGAAATAGGAATGTGCATTAGATCATCAAAGGATCTTACATTGGCAATTCCCATTCGTGGCTTCCATACAGAATTTCCATACCACAGTAATTCTTTAATCAGTATTGTATCAAATGTATCAAAATCTAAATCATGTGAAAACGATTCTAAATATTCTGTTAATTCTTGAGACATAGTTTGGATATAATGCTCCCCTCCTGTAACTTGAGAGGACAATCTATTAATCACCAATTGAACATCTTCATCAACTTGTAATGCTAATGCCTGTGTACGAAATGGAATGGCTGGTGTATCAAATGTTTTAGATGTATAGCCTTCCCTAGAATATGCCCCAACTGTAGATAATTCAGGTCCCCATACTGGCTGAGACATTCCAGGTGATAATTCAGTTATAGGTGTACTCATATGATGTTTTAATGATTGTAAGGATAAAGAGGAAACATTCTTGGGTACTTGTTGCCCATAAGAAGGAGGTTGAATAGTTTTGGCTATACTACTTCTAATTCTTCGTAAAGACCAATTCATAAATTTAACGTGTTTTTAAGAATTATATGTATTTATAGGAATTCATAATATTCTTCTGTCATTACTACATCTCCCATTCTCCATCTATTGTAAATCTCCTTTTTATCACACACATCACATGAACCACACCCACACAATGATCATATACTTTATCAAAATCATCTGTGGAATAATCACAGTTATTGCAATTCCAATTCATTATTCTTTATCTCTCAATATTCAGATGTATTTGTGTACGATAATCTTCAGTACGCTCATCTTTTGAGCATTTTGAACACAATTGATATTTCTGCCAAGATACAACCTTTTGGTTCATTCTAACTACTTTTTTACAATCTGTACCGTATTTATGCCCAAGACACATCAAGCTATGTTCACCGCATTACTAAAATAATATATAATGTTAATAATTGTTGTTATAGGTTCTGTTGCATTATGGAGACCTAGATAACATTAATGATTTAGGTATATTAATTTTAAAAGAATTAGAGGGCTTTGATCAGGATTTGAACCTGAATCCGTTGAATCACAGTCAACTATACTAGCCAAGTTATACTATCAAAGCCAAATAGAAAGGTGGGCGTAACTTGGACGCCCTGTTATTGTAAATGGATGGTAACCTATACTTAGTCGATCACGAATCTAATCCATGATGTAGCCTTTTTATCTACAATCTCCACCCCCCATAGTCTAAGACCGTATTTCACCAAGTCGAGGTAAGAGCCTTTCTATAATAATTTCAAAGAACTAATTATTAAATTAGTCGTACATTGACATTCCACGTTTGTTTAATTTTATATCATCTATTGGATCTATTGTTTTATTAATTATCAATGTCTTCTTTTAATTATACTCATAGTAAAGGCACTAGGGTCATGATTCTCAAATGCTATCACTGCGTGAATAAGAGCAGACACTTCATCCCAATAATGCTCATATAATTTCTCTGGTTTTTGTCGTTTATCACCCTCTGATTTCATACCTAATGTGTCATCTTCTAAATCTGCTCTCTTTATTTTTAACAATCCTTGTTCTAGCGAATCTACATCATGAGGATTTTCATAGGGGATGACCATTTTTGGTCTTGCTTTTTCTTTGTTTGTAGGATCATCCTTGTCTGGGATTGTTGATTTTATCAACTGAATGAGATGATCAACTCTTTCTGTTTTGTGTACCTTTAGAAATGGATTCTTTATTCCCTCCATTTCAGCTTCTGTATGGTATGTGTGTGTTTCTTCTAGCAGATTACCCAAAGTAAACACTCCATGCACTCTGCCTTTGCCTAACCCTTTTACACCCAAATGTACCAATCCATCTTGTAATATTTTAACTCCTGACTTTCCAAAGCCTAAATCTGCTGCCGTATTATCCACATGATATAATGATATTAGAGGTAAAATATCTAGTGCCTCTTCGGTATCTGAACGCTCTTTGGTAAATTTCTTCATGTATGCTATCTGAAAGTGTTCAGGTGCATAAGCAGTCTTTCTAAAACATAACAATACTATAAAGACAGTATATGATTTACCAGATTTATTAGAGCCCCAGTCTATCCCAGCAGTCACATACATATCATTACCGTACTTTTCTTTTAGCGATAATATTTCATTAGGTGTAAGAAATCCCACCTTACTATCATAACACGACCTAATCATGTTTAGTGTGAGGGGTCTGCCTCTTGCTGCATAAAACCACCCTTTACAGTGTGCCTGAAATAAATCATCTGACTCGTGAATTTCTTGATACTCTATACAATCCTGTATTTCCATTTTATATTTTGCACAGTCAGATATGGTTAGTGGGATGGATGCGAATATCTCTTGAGGAAAATGATAGATCTTGTATGTGGGTATGCCTGAAGTCGGTGTATGTACTTTACGAAGAGTACCAGATAGGATTCTCTGTAACTCTTCAGGTGTATTGGTTATTTTGCCTTCATCATTAAATGATAGTTTGTTACGCCAACCCTGATTATGCCATATTCTGCCAGTTGTGCTATCAGTATAGTCAGTCATATCATCATATACCCAATCATAAATTTCAGCCTCCCTCATTACCAAGTCATGCCAAGAACTACCCTCTTCACCACCTATTCCAAACATGATTAGTGGTCCTCTTGTTGTTCGTATAGTGTGCATTGCCACTCTCAGTTTAGTAAGATCTTGTTTTTGTACCTCATCCAACACTAGTAGCCATAACGTAAGTCCCTCTACCTTTGAATAGCTACGTTGTGAATGTCTAAAGTAGATACGTGAGTGGTTTGTTAATCTTATAGTTTTTACATTTGCCCTCCCATGAGGAAGAAATGATGCCAGTAAAGGATTAGCCAAAAATGTACCCTCTCTAACTCTTTCTGTGGAAAAAGCCTCTAAACTATCTGGGTCATGCACCACATACCCTGTACTCTTGAATAAGCCAGTAGTAGGGATATGTGTTAAATGGTCAGTTGCAGCCGTACTCTTGTATACTTGCCTTCCACATAAAGCACCTTTTCTTTTATGTGGGTCCATATAGAATGCCTTCCAAAATGGAATTAAATCAAAGTTTCTTGCTTCACCGCCCACATTTGGCCTATACTTTTGAATCCACTCCCATACAGTGCTTGCATCCAATTTGTTAGATGTTGGATTATCTATTTGCTCTAGTTGTGATTCTGCTTGCTCTGTTCTAAAGTCTAATGTGTGATTAGGCATTGATTAAATATTTAAAATCAATTAGTTATATCTTGTGTACCGTACTTTCATATTAAACATCTATCTATATTCCTGAAGTGGTGCTTCCTCAAACATAGTCATATTGTATGACTGTAAATTCTTGAGTCTATCCTCAATAACCGTTAGTCTCTTTTCTTGCTTGAATGTCTTCTGAATGCCTGAGGCAATGTTAAGAGTGTAACCTACTTTGCATGCCAACTCAGCAGTCTCTTTATCGAACTCTCTTTCCTTATGTATTTTAGTAAATTTGAAATAACGTGTTGCTTGATCCTTGATTATTGATTGTAATACACGTACATTATAATCCATATCAGATTCATCTTTAGGCATTTAAATAGTATAGTACACCCTTTTATTAAAATACATTATGGTTTTAGTATATAAAGACAAAAGATTCAGTTACACTAACTGGTTATCAATTATATCATAACTACATTAGAGAGCATTCAGCGTTACATGGTAAAACTCCTGCTGATAAATGTGGAATAGAAATTAAAGGTGATAACAAATGGAAAACCATCATACAAAATGCCAGTCTTTACAAGGAAAATTCAATGTAATGATTCGCCCAGAGTGATTAAATTATTATATAGTTATTTTGTGTAATAAAAATAGCTTGTAAGTGTGGTTAGTCTTTGCCTGTGGTTCGCTATCACAATAAAGACAGTAAATGAAGCCTTATACCCCGTCAGGCATAAGGTGGATTTTTATTCTTTTTAATTTAAAATTTTGATGCTACGGTACGCAAGCTTGGTATGCGGGGAGTCTTCTAAGCTCCTGCCTGACGGTTCGGGGGTTCAAATCCCCCTCGTGGCGTCATTATATTCAAAGGAAAATCCAGTTTGACTATCCCTCGAAGATTACAGAGCCTTAATTCAGAATGCAAGTAGAAACATTTAAGATCAACTTGTTTTATTAAAGAATAAGCAAACCTCCACTTCTTGCAAGAACTTGACTGTGGAGGTCTCGATTTTGCTTATTCTTAATCAATTAAATCTAGGGTTCTGTGTCCTAATCGGTAGGTCTACAAGTCCCATTGCTTTAGTAGAAATAACTGCAATCTCCTTATCACTTAGCATTATATTTGATGTGAAATTATTCCACAAGAGAACTATTTAGTAAATAATTGGACTCTAGTATGCGTGGGTTGTACTTTTATGTTCTTTTAATTCTTTTAATGAATTCCACCTAAATTCACAATCATCATAGTAACATTTTCTTTTATTCAATAGTATGTGATAAAATTCAAGGTTCTATTTAGTGTAACCCAATTTCTTTCTAATTATCCTCTGGACATTGACAGCATCTAGATCTCTCTATTCCATCTAATGTATAATATAACCCAGATTTTCCACAAGTACACATTCCTTTTTCATGTGCAGAATCACCACAAATTTCACACTGTTGTAAATATTTTCCGTTGAATTTAATTGTACAAGAATCACACATTGTATTCCATTACTAGACTAAAAGTACGGTACTATTACTTGTCTGTAGATTGTGTAAGATGACCCACATATACCATCTCATTACATTCTGGACAATCCACATAGTACAATCTTATTGCAGTTGCAGATCCTTCATAGCCACATCGCTTGCACTCTATTTCTATTTGTTTTGATATTGTTCTTATTTTTTGTTCCATGTATATGGTTAGAAATTAGCTAGTTAAGACGAGGGTTACTATGTTAATTTTATTTTAATCAATAATCTATAAAATCTCTGCCTATAGCCTCTGAGATGATCTTTCTTAGTATTTGTTGGGTTTTGTGATGTGTTGCTGCAATTTCTTGATATGTTTTTTTACTTACAAACCCCTCATAGGTTATTTTACTAGTGGCTTTTTTGATTAAAAGGTCTACTATTTTTTGATTATCTAAGGATCTATCTGGAATAAATGAGATATTATTTGTAGCTTGAGTGTTACGTGGTATACTAGGTGTTATATTAGAACTAAAATCCAAAGCACGAGGACTAAAATTCAAAGAATTATTAAATTCATTATTATTATCATCAGCAAGCATATCTTATATCATATATCAGATAGTGATATTTATAGATTTAAAATTACTCATATTATTCTCATTTTTGGTGAATTTTAGGCACAAGATGCGACAAAAATTCGCATTTTTGATTGACTAGTCTCTTGTGTGTAAGTGAACTTATCATAATTTATAATATCATCAAATGTAATATTAAAGATGAGCATTCAACAAAGTTACAAATTCGTGTACATTAAGTGTTTGTTTAACAGAGTTAGATTTACTACGATGTAGTTTCACCATTTCACTACATTCTTCTGTCCACTTGAAATCCATACAAAGTATAGGTAAGTGTAATTAATACATGTTACTTACAATATACTTATTTAATCTTGATTCCACCTTTCCCATCACCTAGTGACCACAAATATTTCATATATTTAGCAGCATAGTTGGTATGTCTCATTGCCTTGTAATGATAATAGTCTACAATGTGACTGACCTTTTGATTATTCATATTACATATCCATCTTTGATTTTTTTATTTCTGACTTTACGTTGTAAAAGTCGATAATCAATATTATTCATTACTAATTCAAATTCATAACTTGGACAGGTACAGGTCATACATTTTTCAGGAGAACCGACTTCATGGATAGACTCTGAGTGACCACATTTGCAAATATCCTTAATATTTTCTGTTTCAGGTGTTCTAAGAGGGTAATCTACAGGCATTTAGTTATACAGTAATAATAGTATTGGATATATATAATTATTAAATGTTAGTTCCAATGTTAGTTTTGTAGCATCCCTGCTTTGAGCATTGTGCCTTTTCTTTTTTGCCTACCCATTTATTTCCACAAGAACATGAAAAGAGATATTGGTCAGTCATTATTACCGCCATCAGAATATACTCCCCTTATTTCACATTTTCCACATTTTTTACATTTGATAGTTACAGTCTCAATTACCACATTAGAACTATATGTAATGGTAACTAGCATTTTAGTATGACAAATACTGCATTCATGTAATCTGTTCACCATTAGTTCTTAGCCTCCATTTCTATCCAACTCTTTCTTTTTCTGGCAGTTTGTGAAACTGTAAATTTTTCTGCTAGTGCTCCTGTGTATCGGAATAATGTGATTATTCTTCTATTAGGAATTTCAATTTTACCTGCTATCATAGATAGACATTCTACACATTGGCATTCATAGAGGTGTGTTTTTTCAAAAATTTCACTGGTTTTTTGGATTTTGTTTTGTAATTCTGTTGTATTCATACTATCTAATAGTAGATACACTATATAATAGTTACTATCTAATAGTAATTGTTAATTATCTAAATCAACCTCTCAGTGTAAGACAGAGATGCATTATCAAAGCCCAACAACACTTCATAGAGGCATAGTATATGGATAAAATATGTAGTATATAGTTTAGTAGTATAATTTAGCAGATTAACTTGTTAGCCTACTACGTGGCCTGCCTATAAACACACCTCTACAGGTTCCACAAATTTGTGTATCTCTAGTTATTCCTTTAGGGGTGTATATTATTTTTTGACATTCTGTACACCTCATGTAGAAATTTATGTAATTTTGGTATATATGAGTTAGTGTTTAATTCTGATTCCCATATTTTTAGGACCTTAAATCCAGCTATCCTATATAATGTATCTCGATTAGTGTCTTTCTTACTCTCAGAAGTATGACCCTTTTTTCCTAGTTTGCCCATGTGTTTGCCTGGCTTTGGGGTTTCTTCGTATTCAAAAATAATTTTATTGTCGAAATCCACCAAGTCGGGACATTTTATTTCATTTCCTTTTTGTTTTACCTCTTTCCAATTTTTAGATTTGGGAGGATGATGCCATCCTGTTGCAGTAAATTCTATAGCTGTCTCCCATGACCCAGAATCGACTTTAAAGTGATGTTTTATTTTTTCCTTCTTACAATAATCTACACAGTCACGATAAATTATGTATAGATTATCATAATCAACTATTCCCACTATGTGAATTCCTCTAGAGATGTTTTAGACTTTGTTTGATTTTTTGCTACACGATTAGTAATTAATTCAACATATTTTTTCTCTATTTCAAAACCAATAAAATTTCTATTAAGGTTTTCACATGCGATATACGTGCTACCAGACCCAGCGTATGGATCAAGAACCAAATCACCCTCTGTAGAACACCACGTTATAATATCCTCTAATATTTCTAATGGTTTTTGTGCTGGATGATGTGTACTCTCTGTCTCAGGTTTATTTTTAATATAACAGTCATGCTTAACCTTTCCAACGATTTCATTTTTGTAAAATGGTTTATCAGTTCCTTTAACAAAAAAGCATATTGGGTCTGTTGTCTGCATCCAACCCATCCATCTATGAGCATTTCCCCACCTACGATAAAGAAAAATAGACTTTCTATACACAAGATCAGTTCCTTTTATCGCTTCAAAAAGAAATGGTAGTATTCTATTATCATAAAAGCAGACAAACATTTTTCCAGGCTTTAAAACCCTTGATATTTCAGGGAACGTTCGAAGTATGTTTGATACATTTTTTAGGTTGTCAGCATCAATACCTCCACCATAATTTTGAGATACTTTGTAGGGTGGATCTGTTAGCACTAAATCAACTGAATCTGTTTCTAATTTTTTTAACTCATCTAAACAATCACCATGAATAACATGTCCGCTCATTTTTGTGAAACCTTCAAAAAGTAGAAAATAATCATTTCAAATCCTTCTTTCTAAAAATACTATTTCTTCTTTTTCTATATTCTGTGTTTTGTATGTAATAACAAGTTTTACAGTTTCTTTGTTTTCTGTTTTTTACTATTTTAATAATTGTGTTTTGTGCAGTAAATTCATGTCCATGAATACAATGAGTTTTTTTAGCATTGATTGAAGTAATACCAATTCCCCTCATTATATTTTCTCTATTAGGTACTGTCTCTAGATGTAATGGATTTACACACTTTCTGTTTCTACATAGATGATCTATTTGAAGTTCTTTAGGAATTTTACCTTTGTATTGTTCATATAATATTTTATGAGCTAATTTGGTTTTTCCTTCAAAACTAAATTGTCCATAACCATATCTATCTTTACATGCTGTCCAATTCCAACAACCATCGTCAGATACACTTATTTTCTCTAAAAATCTTTCAAGTACAGGTTTCAACACCTCTACTCTAACTTTAGAGTAATTTAAGGTTAGGGTGGTTTTATGTAACATTATTTTTTCCTGTATATTATCCAAGCAGAGTCATATGTCGGACTTGATTTTCCTATCCTGCCCTTACAGTTCTCACAATTACTAATTTTTTTGGCGAATCTAATTTTGCATTTTGTGCAGTATCTCGGCTCCACTCCATTTAGTAGAAATCTTATTCTCCCATGTTGAAAATGAACTTCTGCTCTTCCCTCTACATATTGGTGCCACCAATTTACGCCAGTTTTTGCAAATACTAGGATTAAAGCATTAACGTTCCACTTTTTGTGTTGTTCGTACGCTTTTTGCATCCATTGTGTTATTTCTGAATATGGAGGATTCATAAAGAAATCTTCACGCCAATCTTGAATTAAGGCATTATCTTTAGATGTGAAATATGGATTAAATTTATGATTTGTGCTAGTTGCACATACATCAATAATAGGCTGTATGTTGTATTTTTTCATAGCATCCTCTAAAACTATAGGTGGCGTTTCCCAAGAATCTTGTACTGAGACATTAACTTGATGTGATACTGCTTTACCCATTATTGTCTCCATAGAAACTACCTTCCATCTGCTTTAGCACGTTTAATGGCGAGTATAGTTTTTTTTCACATGCTCTGCATATGTGAGATGAGTTATCTGTTCGAATAACCTTACATTGAATACAAAATGAAAGAATCAATTACCGTTCTCCTTGTGTAATCTTTCTGATTTGTTCTCTAGTCATTTTCTTTTATTCCCACTCTTTGCTCAATTTTTAATAATGTGCTTTCTGTTAATTGTTGAATTTCTAATGGTTTAACACCAAGCTTATGATACATTGTTAGTAATGTAAAAATAACATCTACTAATTCTTCTTTGAGATTACCAATATCTTCGTTAATTATAGCTCTATGAACTTCACCAACCTCTTCATATATTTTTAATATTTGAGCTTGAATATTCCATTTACGTGTCTGCTCATGTTTTTTAGTTATGTTCATACAACGTTCTAAAAATTCATTTGAAAAACAATTTAGGCTAGTCATATTATATTCAAAGCCTCCGCACAACTAACATGGTATCGAGATCGTAATCCTCTACTTTTACGTTTTGATAGTATTTTATCTCCAATAGTAAAATCACCATTACACTGTCTACATTTGTTTAATGTTAAGATTGAATGTAGTTTATCAAATGTTATCATATTAATATTCTTGCTCATCTCATTTTTCTCCTTAATGGTGGATCTCGTAGAGTAACTTCACATTGAATACAAATTTTGGCAGTTGGAGTATTTTGTTTATTACAATTTCTACAGAACACTTTGAGTGATTTAGATTTAGTAGGTAATTTTGTTTTATGTACCCTCTCTTTTTTGGAGGTATAGTCTGAGGCTCGAAAGATACTCATTGGAGATCATCAACCCTCATTTTTTTATATCTGAAATCTAATTTTTTGAGTGGATCAGGTTCTTGTTTTAGTGTTAAATTACACAGCATATTATAATTACATTTTTCACAAATTATAATTAATTCATTTTTAAGATAGTGTATGTTACCACAAAATTGACAAGTTGTAGTATCTCCTTCATATCTATTCATTGGTATCACTATCCATTACTCCTCAACATCATCCTCTGAAACTTCTTTAGATGGGGTTGTCTCTGTATCTTTTTTACTACCAAAGGGATTTTTATGTGGTAAATCTTTTGTTATCTTGTTGGTGTGTCCATTATTGGCACATGAACAATGATCCTTAGCTCTATTGATAAATCCAACACTTTCTAGTTTTACTGCTACACAATTACCACATATACCATTAGAACATGGATTGCAGGGAATACCAACCAATGACATTATAGAGAATCCTCCAGAAAAGAGAGGGTGGGGTGAGGGTTATTTATTAATATAAAAAATATTTTTTTTAAATAAATAAATAAATAAAAAAAAGTCAAGGCTTAGACTCCATATAGATAAGATACTTTTCACCTTCCAACTTTTGATACGTGATTTGAGGAAAACGATACAAAATCCATTCTTTATGAGATTTCCACCAGTCTAGAGAGATTTTGCATCTGTCTAACACGTCAAACAGATGTGCATTCTGACCATCAGCATGCTTTACAGTGTTGATTATCTCATTTACTTTTCTAAATTCACGTTGGCTTGCCAAAAAAACCCTCACCCCACCCTCTCTTTTTTGTGAATTCGGTGATTTTTGTTAGACATTAACAATCACATACCTCATCTCTACCTTTAGAAATACAATCATCACAGTATTCTTGCATATTATTTGTCTTTTTACTACACCAATTACAATCCCAATCCATCAGACGTTTATTTTTTAGAGTATTCTGTAATTCCATGAATTCATTTATTGATCCACGAATAGAAACCATAGAATTATAATCAAGATAGATATAATCATTAAGTAATTTCATCTTCATTACTATTTTATCATCCATTTTCACAAACGAAAAATCAATACTAACATCACCAAAATTGGCACTAGAAATATATCCTTTATTCCCAATCATTGATTCTTCATTACATTCACAATCTGATAGTTTTTTGTAACAAACTCTACACACTAATTCTTCACTCATTATACATACCTCTCTCTATGAATTATTAGATTTTGATACCTGCCACTATTAGAATTATCAAACACCATTGTCTTATTCCAGTTTACCTTTTTATTTTCTTGTTTAATATCATTTTTAGTTATTTCATTTATTGTCTGAATTAGATTATCAAATCTATCATAAACAGATAATACCCCATATAAAATCATAGAAGGTTCACCTTCCTGGCGCAAGCAATGTGATATATTTTACTTTTTGATTTTCTACCATTGGATTGTTTTGAATAGACTTTATCGCCTATCTCCATATTTATCTCACATAAATTACAGGCAATGAGTAAATTTCGGGCGAGTCTTTGATTTTTGATTACCTTTGAGAATTCATACAATCTACAATACATTAGATGATTCTCTCCATTATGAGTGGTTTTCTAGATTGTAATTTTACCCTCCAAACATACGCCATCCTGCCAGTTCTGGTGCAAATTCGCTTCCCGCCATCACATACTAGACCTTTTTTTCTTAACTCGTTTGTGCGTGGGGTAATTGTGTTTATAGGTAGTCCAAGATAGCGACTAATATCATCATTTGTAGGATCTTTTAGATAATTGATAGTGTCCAAGATTACTCTTTGTCGTAGTCCTAGTGTTGATTTTATACTATTATACGCATTAATTGATGTGTCTTGTATCATAGTCATTTCTTATCTCCTAGACCACCATACTTGTTAACATACCATGTATTGTATTCATTTTTTGAGAGTTTAACTCGACTCTCATATTCATCCCACCTCTCTGCTTTCTTGTGATCATCTAGGATTTGTTGTTTTAGTTGGTCATATTCCTTAACATTTTTTACTTTAATAATTAACTCCGCACCATAGTCATAGACTTCCCATCCAATATCGTCTTTAGATAGTTTGAGTTGTTCAGTCATCGTTACTATTCCACCATTCCAATACTAACTCTGCTACCTCTTTTCTAGATGATTTTAGTATAATGTATCTCTTGGCTATTTGGTTTATCTCTTTGAGTTGGTTCATTTCATGTTAACTCCATCTGTAATTTGTGATGGCGTTAGTGGCAAACATGTACACGCTAAATAATATTCATCACAGTACAGACAATTACTTCCTGGATTATGTCGATAACATATTGAGCATCTACTATGATATTCAGTTAAAGCACTAATGATTTCTTGTAATGAAGAATCTGATTCAGTCATTATACATTCTCCATACAAAATATATCATAAACTGACAAATCCAAATATAATATACCAATTCCAATAGGAATCAAAACCAGAAAAAGAGTATTTCGAAAACTTAGAATTGCTCCCAGAAACATCGTAGATACACCTAGTAAAACCATAAACATCCATAATGATTCAATTATCATTATTTTATAACATCCTTCATACCATTTACTAACTTTACATACATGCCAATTTTTTGAGCGTTTAACTCGATATTTCTTTCTTTAAGCTTTGATTTTACCATATGTTCTAGAGCGATAAGTTTGTCAATGTTTTGATAAATTGTAGATAATGTGTCATTATCATATACAGATACGATTAGTTTCTGCATTGTATTATCAAAATCTTTTGTCTCGTTATCTGTTTGTTTGTTTTTGAGATATTCATCTGGAGTTGGTCTTGGAAGATCATTTATCCGTTTATCCTGGTCTGTTATCACTTCTGTATCTGGTAGGGGGGAAATTGGTTTTTCTATTGACTGTTCATCAATTGCAGCTATTGTAACTGTAGCATATTTTCCTAAAGATAGTTGAATTTTTCCATTATATTCTGTCCAATAAGGAGATTCTATTTTGTACATTGTGTTTAGTTCAAATTTCTTTATATCGGGAGTCCATGCAGTTAAGACCTGTTCCCCCGAATCATCTTTGAGTGTAATATCTTTTTTAGTCCAAATACCTTCTGAACTTGATTTTAAGTCTCCAATGTGTATTGCAGTAGCACAAATACTAGAGTTTTTCTTTCCATGTTTCATAAATCGTGATTGAGCCTCAACTATGGAAACAAATTCAGTCATTTTGTTTTCTCCAATTGTTTTATTACTTTTAGTTGGGATGCAATTAACTCAATACATTCAGTAAAAGTAGTATCTAGGCTATCTTCTTTGATTTCTTTTAGAATAAGTTCTATAATTCCTAATGATCCCATACATGATTCTGGACACTTCATTAGATTTTCTCCCTTACATATTTGTCTACAAACTTAAAATTTCTCTCAAGTGCTATTTCATCTGTAATTGTAAACAAGTCAAGTAGCATTTCTTTTATTGTGTGTTGTTTTATAACTACCACATCATTAGGATTTGAGTAAACTGATGCATTTTCAGAATTCCCCATAATAACTTCAATGGTTCTCTCTTTCATACCTAGACATTCTTTAGGGCTTGTAATATCGGAGATCCTAATTCTTTTAGAATAATAAGGTGGTTTGTCTTCAACACTCATTATTCGTTCACCATCTCACAGTAACCACATTGACAACTTGTGTATTCACATTCTCCATGAACTCTACATTTACACGCAAAACATACTGTCATTTCTTATTATCCTCAAGATTCGTAAGATGGCTATCTAAT